TTTGACGAGGCGCTCAATCTGGCCGCAGCAAGGGAAGCCCAAAAAAGCGATGAGTAGAGTATTTAAAAATTCTGAATTTTGTGCAGCATGGGTTGAGGCATCCATTAATTCGTTTGTTGATAATGCATCTCCAATTCTTGAAAAAACTGCAGCCATGAACTATACAAAGCCAAAATTGAGAGAATCAATCAAAAATCGAATTATGGCTGCCTCCAAGGGTGGCAGGCCGGGACAATGGTCAGCGAGAAAAGCACAATTGGTTGCCCTTGAGTACAGAAAAGCTGGTGGGGGTTACCGAGGCAAAAAAAAGAAAAGCCAACGTTCCCTGGCTAAATGGACACGCGAAAAGTGGACAACGAGTGATGGTAAACCAGCAAATAGACCTGACGGAATGAGAAGATATCTCCCAGCAAAAGCTTGGTCAAAATTGACTCCCGCTCAACGCGCAGCCACCAATAAAAAGAAAATACTTGGTAGCAGGGCGGGCAACCAGTTTGTTGCTAATACGACAGCAGCAAAAAAAGCCGGAAGAAGAGTCGGGGGTTCCGGCCAGGGATAGGTAATTATGGGCAGACAATTTAATGAAGACGACGACGAATACGTCGAACTACTGAAAGAATACGAAAGATACATCCGAGACACTCCGGGCGCCTATGAGGATTTTGATGAATGGCTCGAGCTTGAATTTTTCGATACAAAAAAAGGTAAAAAGGTCCATAAAAAAACCCAACGAAGAAAGAAAGAAACGGACAACTAAATGACCAGACTTGGCATAGGTGGAACGGCATCTGAAATGGCCACATTCTTCAGTATTGACGGTACGGACAGGCAGAACGGCATAGAATCACGAATGGACCTTGATGCCATATTGGAACATACGATGAAAAAATATCGCGAAAAAAAAGATACCTTAAATGATGGATGGGATGAAGAAAATGAAGAAGGATAAAGAAAAAATGCAATTTACTGTTTCCAGCATCCCGAATGGTTTTTTCGAATTAAGCGACGAAGAGCAGCATGAGTGGGCGAAAACCTATCTCAAACGAATAATGGTGGAAAAAAAACAAAAAAAGAGTGGGCCGGGCGGGGATTGAACCCACGGCCTACACCTTATAAGAGTGTTGCTCTAACCACTGAGCTACCGGCCCGCAAACCAAAAGATAAAAAATTACGACTCTTGGTCAGCCAAAACGGTGCGTATGCTTTCGGTTATTGATTCCTGAGAAAACCCCCTAGGGGAAAGTTTTCCGACAACCTGCCCATTTTTGAACAAAAAAAGAGCCGGTATTGATTTGAAATTATACTTCAAGCTCATTTCGGGGAATTGGTCAACGTCAACTTTTGCAAAATTGACCATCCTGTCATCCTGTTGTGACATATTGTCAATGATTGGTCCGATTGTCTTGCAGGGTCCGCACCATGGTGCCCAAAAATCAATAACCACGGGCAAATTCGATGAATTTATAAACTCGTCAAATGTATCGCTAGTGAGTTCAATTGTCATAATTTAAACTATATCGTATTGGCTGTTTGTCATCAAATCCTGAACATTGTCGGAATATAAAAGGAATCCCCGAGCCGGATTATCGGTTCCACCAAAGTTAATTTTTGTTGATTCATTGAACACATCCTTATTCTTAATAAGATATTTTTTTAAGCGAGATACCGAAACAACGACAAACGCTCCATCTGGCGAAAATATGTAAACCCACCATGATGCGGTGGTCACATTGATTCCACTTGGCACCCAAAGTGGTGCGCCATCATTACCAATTATCGCTTTTGGGTTTTGATTGGTTTCGACAACCATTCTTCCGTTTCTATACCTGTCACTTTTTACCTCAAAATCCCCATCGGAAAGAGCATCCAAAAACCCAGCAACAAGATTTTCCCCCTGCCGTCCATACTCAAGGTCGTCTTGAAAATTAAACACTCTTCCCGATATATCGAAAGATGAATTTTTCATACCCCAAGCCTATACAGGCCACATTTGTCAGGGTTTGGGTTTTTTGTTTTTTCCGCAGCGATGGGCCCACTCATCCCCCCACGCACACGGGTCCCACGGCGCCCATCCAGCTTCTTGGTAAAGCAGGTAGCCAACCCGAAGATTTGTAAGCGGGTTAAGTAGCGGCTCCTGTGTGCATATATTCATTTTTCGACAAGCAATAGCCCATTTGTTCCGACTTATATCGTAATTGAGGCCATTTATCTGCAATAGTCCTGTGTCTGAACGGTGATTCCATTCCGTTACGTGCGTTATATTGCATTGTTTATCCACCGCGTCTCCGCCACGGCGGTTTGGGCACCCTCCGGATTCTCGCAAGATGATTTCGGCAAGCCTGGCGTGCGTGTTTTGGGGCCACCCAGCCATGGTGGCCAGCCCGGGCAGCCATGATACATTCCCCCAGCTAAATGTAATTTTTGAAGCTCGGTCAACTACCTCCACTTCAGTTTTGTCAATAGATTTCGCAATTGATACTTGAACTAGATTGATTTGACTGTTTGGGGGGACAGGCTTTTCTTGTGGGAGTGTTTTACCAGAAGGAATTCCTACTCCGACGATAAAAAGGAGCAAAGAAACTCCCCATCCAGCTATGGCCTGGCTCAAATTTTTCTCCTGTGTTTGGCGGATAGGACTCGGGTTTAGTAATTAATCCCGATTATTGCTTTTCTTTCTGTAAAAGCCCCCGCCTGGGGGTTCCTAAATTATAACAATTTGACAACCAATCGTGCAACACCTCCAAAACCCAATAAATATTGGGGTTTTTAATTTATTTCTCCGTCCGTAAGTTCCCAAACCTCTTCCACGGGGATAAGGTTGATGGCGACAAGAGAAGAGTTCCTCGTCTTCGATTTCGCTATTTCTTCTATTTCCATTGTCTCGATAATCCCGGCAGATAGGAACGAAGCAAAATCTTCTTGGGCTTCTTCGTTTTCGTGTGTCCAGATTTCGTTTATGAGTTCTTTAATAATGATTGTCATTTTATTCATTATAATTTTATTGGACATGTTGACACACTATCACTCCTTCAACTATGGTGTAACCAACTATGGTGTAACAAAGAATCAAACCCGATAGGAGAAATTTTATGAATTTGGCACCGGTAACAGTAATTGGAAATATCACAGCAGACCCGGAACTCACCTTTACGCAAAACGGGCAAGCTCGGCTTGCGTTTTCTGTTGCAGTGAATCACATTTGGTACGACCAAAACGACAACAAACAAGAAAAAACCAGCTTTCACAACGTGGTCGCATGGCGCTATCTTGCCGAACATGCAGCGCGGACACTAGAAAAGGGTATTGGAGTTATTGTTTTTGGCCGTCTTGAACAACGTTCTTATGAGGACAAGGATGGAAATAAGCGCTCCATAACCGAACTCGTTGCCGAAGAGATTGGAATAGCGACAAAATCACTAGAGACAATTCAGCGGCGTCAGGTAAATGCGAACAATGGACAACAGCAGGGTACGGCAAATACTGCGCTACGCCAACAGCAGTCGCCACGCCGAAATAAGCCATTGGCTTCAGCTTCTGCCCGCTCAACCGACGAGGATGCGTCCGAGCCGTTCTGACATTGCTTTAACACAAAGATTTGACATATGTTTAATTCTTGTCAGAGAGCAGAAAACAGATGTCAATTTTCAAAAATATGTTGCTATTTCTATTTACACCACTTAGTGTAATAGTGTAAGTGCAATAACGACAATAAACCATCTATGAAAAAAGGAGAAATAAAAATGTCAGACTCCGAATATGGAAAGCTTAAAGAAAAAGGTATGGGTAGGGGTCGTCCGCGACACACCCCGGAACAGAAAGAAAAAGCACAACAAACCAATATGGCTCGTCAAGAAGCGCGCCGTCGGGCACATCTTGTTTTGAAAAGTCGTCACATAGATGAATATAATGAAATTTATGATGCCGAATTTTCTGCTCTTACTTTAATTGTCGAAATACCGGGCAAAAAACAAAAACAAACCCGTAAGTAATAGCTGGGAACTAAACCCCCCATCATTTTTTATGGGAAAAAACAACGAGATAGACGTTCGTAGCCTTCTCGATAAATCAATTGGTAATTTGCTACATCTAACCGTAAATGAAAATAGACGGACACTTCCAATCAAGTATGTTATCAATATGCTGCTTGAAATTGAAAAATCACTTGTTGATGTCGTCATCGATGGAGACGAGTTGAACAAATATTTCAATAAACAAAAAAAAGGTGAATAAATGTTCTCAAAACTGGGTTACTACAAACAAACAATTCAATTCTTGGCGATTTTGGCATTTTTATTTTTTCTTGGGGTTTTAAGCATGTTTTTTGGGGCTTATAAGAAATGAAAAAACAGATTATGCCGGCACTTAACGAACACTACAAAAATCGAAATCGGTTTGAACGAAAACTTGATGAATACAGCCATACGATGGAATTCGTCAGGACCCTGATTCCCGTGGCCGTGTTGTGTCTCCAAATTTTGATTCTTATAAAATTAAGCGATTAAAGACGGGGACGCAATGGAAACCGTAATCTGGTTTGCTATCGGCCTCTTTGTGGGTCTGGCCGCCGACTTTTTCCTAGTGCTTTTTATGACGCGTGATTTGAAAAACAGGATTGAGCGGCTAGAAAAAAACGACAAACCTCTCAGGGACAGAATCGGCTGGCTCGAGCGGCATATGTACAGGCTGGTGCGGGTCAGGATTGGCGACGAGTTCGAGGGCAAACTCTGAAAAGCGGGCTGAAGTCGGTCGAGGTTTGCGCCTACTGCCTGAGGACGGGCTCGGGCCGCAACGACCCCGACGGCAAAAATTGGCACATCGACCACGTGATACCCCGGTCAAGGTACGCCGGCAGCAACAAGGACCCGTTCAACCTGGTCAAGTCATGCGCGAGATGCAATCTTTCAAAAAAAGACAAGTTGGGGATAATGCCGCAACACGGCTCCCGATATGCTGACGGAACGGTGCACGACGAGCACAAGGAAGGGGCGCTTATGCTGATGATTGGGGTCGACCACGAGGTGCTGCTCGAACCGAGAGACACGAACGACATCTCAATCACCCAGGCGGTCACGGAGTACGACGTCTCGATGGACACCGTCAGGCGGGCGATTCACAACGGGCAAATCGAGGGTGTCTACAGAATCAAAAGACACCAGACCTCGAAGTACTTTTTCCCACGAAATTCCGCCGACAAATTGTGGTCGGGCAGGAAGGTCGATTTCGGCCAAGTCGACGACAACGAGGTTGATAGGTTGAAAAATGAGATTATCCGTCTCAAAAAAATCATCAATGCAATCGTTAATCTGGAGGACAAATAACATGAGCGTAGGTGCAGATTCACTAATGGCCCACATAGATATGTTCAAGCTTTTAGATAAAGAAACGCTGGAGAGGGGTCGCGTTATAAGGACCAAGTCGAGCAAGAACGTCCAAATCGGCGACCTGGTCCGGGCGATAGTCACATCCGAACCCTGTCTGTTCAATAATTCACCGGGAAACCTGATGCCGGTCGTTGAGACCGTATATGACCACAAAAAGTATTTTTGTATAGAATATTAATAATTTAAAAACTGAGTTCACAGTATGGTCGTAGCAGATTATTTCTACATTAGCCTTCTTGTTATTTTTTATGCAAGCATGAAGGTTGTCGGTCGCAAAAGAGTGCGAATCGGTAAAGACAATGACTAGAAAAGCACGTCCCTGGCATATTCTGAGACGAAAAAATTATGTTGATATACAACTTTCGACTGAACGTTTTAACATTTGCAAAAAATGCCCCAAATTCATAAAAGCTTCAAATCAATGTGTAGAATGTGGATGTTTTATGAATATAAAAACCAAACTTATTGGAGCGGAATGTCCGCTTGGTTATTGGTAAGTTTTAGATATGTCACAAAACCTCCCACCGCTATATAAATGCAAAGTCTGCGGCCTTCCAATTGACCTTACTAATACGACGATTGAAAGAAAAGCCGTCGTTTGGCTAAAAGCAAAAGGGACATCAATTTCTAGGGTTATAGAAGAACTCCACGACTACAAGCACAGCGTTTGTTGTGATAAGGAAAGTATCGAATCTATTCAAGATGCCCTGTTCTAGTGAATTTGCTATTTTTATGGCACAATAGATATACAGGCATCACTTATGGCAAAAAAGAAAAAAGAAACACAACCAGAAGAGCAACCAGGGGCAACATTCACAAGAATCTTGATGCAGGCCCAAAACGTCAATACGCCCCATCGCCCCCAAAAAGCAGGAAGAAATAGGTGCTGCCGCTAATCGCGGTCTAGTTTTTTAAAATATATTCCGCCACAGTGATGGCGAATGTGCTTCCTCAATACTTTTTTTCTGCTCAATGTCGCTGTATAGACGAATTATATGTATACACGGGTCTTCCTGCTCCAAAAGGTCGATTTCCGCCTCCGAAAGAGGGAGACCGTCGTGTACATAACATACTGGCGGTCCACACCAATCATTTTTAATGCCTATTTTCATCCACTTATCGAATGAAAGTTTCTTTGCTTTTTTCATTCAAGCAACTGGACTGGTGTCTCCACTGGTGTCTCCAAAAATTTGGGCGACGAGGCGAGAGGCCCTAGAAGCGGCAGCTTTTTTCTTGGCTGGTGCTTTCTTTTTTGCCGGAGCCTTTTTGACTGACTTTTTCTTCGCCGGTGCCTTTTTCTTCGCCGGTGCCTTTTTCTTGGTTTGTGTTTTCTTTTTGACTGATTTCTTTTTTGCTGGTGCCTTTTTGGCTGATTTCTTCTTTGTTGGCATGTTTTGTGGTCCTTTGGTTTGAATTAGTTCCCTATTCTCTGTGGGCCCACCCCAGGGGGTTGGCCTTCGGTAAGCCCATCCCCCAACCCTAGCGGAAACCCCTCAAAAAGACAAGGAAATTGCCTTCTTTGTGGGCCCACCCCAGGGGGTTGGGCCTTCGGTGGGCCCATCCCCCAACCCTAGCGGAAACCCCCTAAAAAGACAAGGAAATTGCCAAAAAAAATAATTATTGAAAAAGGTTGTTTTTCTATTGACGGGTTGTCTAGTATTCGTGGTGCCCCTAAAAGGCAATAACTACACCACATAGACAAAGAAATTGGAGAACCTACCAATGAAGAGTAAATCAACCGCCCAAAGCAGGGAGCTGAGTAATATCCTCCGCTCCAATAAGCAGATGAGTAAATTGAGCAATGCATCGCTTGATGCAATCTCAAAAGCCATCACGGAGTCCGGCATCATCGTTCCACGCGAAGTCGGGAATGGCGATGGGGATTTCACCGGCGATAATGCAGTCAAGCTCTCCAAGCTGGACATTGTCATTCTTGCTTTGACCTCAAATCCGAACAAATGGTTCCTTGTTTACACCGGAACCAAAAAACGACAAGACGTTGGTCTCTATCAGCTCGGTGGCTGTTTTGAGATGATTCGCCGCGAGGAGAATGGCAAAATTCAGCACTTCTGCCGATACACGGGTGAACCAATGAACGAAAACGGCAAGCGCAGAATGGAAACTCTTCGCAAAAAGATAGACGTACTTGGTAAGGCTGCCAGCAAAAATGGCACAGTCAAGGTTCGCGATGTCAGCCCACGCAAAGCAACACAGCAAAATCGCGGCGAATCAATCCGTCCGTCCAAAAAGACACGAAAAATATCCGCACCAAAGAAACCCGTAAAAGTGTCTCTTGCTCATGCCGCAATTTATCCGTTGACACATGAAGAGAAAGTGTTCATGGAGTTCGTTTCTTCTACTCCTCGTTACGAGCACATTCTTTCGCAAAACACCAATAGGCCGGAGACTTGGCACACCTTCCGATGGAAGTGGCAAAAGCGATATGGTTTTGACCTTAGCCAAATCTCGCTTCGTCAAGAGAAACAATCAGATGGGACTTTCAATGTTTATGGCACTTACTCACCAAATGCCGCGAACATGATGAATCCCGGTCTCTCCTCTTTTGTTTCTTGGCTTTCGTCCAAGAGGCGACGCAATAGCAACCCGAATCCCGTTCAGGTTGAAGTTTAATTAGGTATCTAGAGGGGGGTCGCGCTTGGTTGCAAAAACCCAACGCGCGCTCCCCTCTTGTGCCAAATATAAAGTTTTAGAATTAAAAATGGACACTGAGAATAAGATTGCTGATTCCGTCCCCACATTTGAAGTGGTTATAAATGCTTCAAGATGGCATCCTATTTTTCGGATAGAATTCGATAAGTTACCATCCAAACAAACTTAATAGAATTTCATGCGTTTATATTTAGACAAAAATGAAATAGTTTTAGATTTTCCGTTCAATCGAATTCAGGTTAATGAGATAAAACAAATACCTGGAGCAAGATGGGACAAGCTTTCTCGTGTCTGGAGGCTTCCGCTTACGTCAATGAGCGAGGGTAGAGACTTTGCCCTTCGTCATGACTTTGCAGTATCCGTTGATGTGATGAAATTTGATGTTCCAAAGAGGTCGGCAGGAAAATCTCGTGTTTTTCTTCAAGATGGCATGATTTATATGCGTTTCCCCTACGAACGGGTGATTATAAAAGCCGTAAAACAAGTCCCTGCCGTGTCGTGGGACTCAAGATTTTATTCATGGCGTGCCCCACAGTCGTCGATACAGTCCGTTATTGAGTGGGCGGATAATTTCAAGATAGAAGTCGAGCAAGACGTACGGATGATTGCTAATTCAGTTATTACAAAAATGAATGATTTCATCGAAGCGTCGCGTTCCATAGATGCGGAGCTCGAGATACCTTCATTGACCGGCAATTTACTCCCATATCAGCGTGCGGGCGTTGTCTATGCGGCCAAAACAATGAGGACATTTATTGCTGATGAGATGGGCCTGGGTAAAACAATACAGGCGATGGCGACCCTTGAGCACGCCGCGGATTCGTATCCGGCTGTTGTGGTTTGTCCACCAAGTCTGGTGCTTAACTGGGTATCTGAATGGAATAAATGGCTTCCACGTCTTCGCGTGGCTGCAGTAACCAATCGAAAAACTTTTCCAAACCCAGGGACGTACGATGTTGTTGTAGTCGGTTACAGCAATATCGCCCATTGGCAAAAGCAATTGATAAATCACAAAGCATATATTTTTGATGAAAGCCACTATTGCAAGACTCCGGCTGCCCAAAGAACCAAATCGGCAATAAAGATTGCGCACAGCGCGCCCAAGGACAGCATTGTTTTGTGTTTGACCGGTACGCCGGTAACAAACAGACCAAATGAGTATGCAAGTCAGCTTGACATTTTGGGTCGATTAAAAGATTTCGGCGGCCTATGGGGCTTCTATCGTCGGTATTGTGCCGCATATCAAGATTCCTTTGGTGTTTGGAATATCAGCGGACACTCTCATTTGGATGAATTAAACGACAGGCTGCGCGGCTCTTGTTATATTCGGCGCACAAAAGACCAAGTACTTTCGGAACTTCCGCCGGTAATTCATAGCAGGGTTGTGGTCGATGGGGATTCTGACTGGATGAAGGAATACAAAAATGCGGAAAACGATATTATTCTTTACATCGCCCAACGAGCTCGCGAAATTGCCAAAAAAGAGGGCAAACCAATGTGGGGAGCCGCTGTTGCCGCGATGATTCGCGCAGAGGCGAACGAGCATTTGGTCAGGCTATCTGTCTTGAGAAAATTAGCCGCCAAAGCAAAAATGGAAGTAGTGGAAGAGTGGATAAATGCCAGAATTGAAAATGATAAAAAGGTTGTTGTTGCTGCTCACCACCGCGACATTGTTGACGAAATCGCTCGCAAATATGGCAATCTTCGCATACAGGGCGGTATGTCGGTCGAAGAGGTGGAAGAAAATAAGCGGCGTTTTCAAACGGAATCTGTAAAAGACGCCCCAGTCATTGTTTTATCGATACAAACAGCCAAAACCGGGCACACGCTTACAGCAGCAGAGGAATGCCTATTCGTAGAGCTCCCATGGACGCCGGCAGACGTCGACCAAACCTACTCCCGCCTACACAGAATCGGACAAAGGGGCTCGGTTACGGCGACCTACCTCCTTGCGATTGACACAATCGATGAAGAAATATATGGTCTTATTGAGAAAAAACGGTCTGTGGTCGATGCGGCGGTCGAAGGTGGGGAGTTTGAGGAAACCGACAGTGCAGTTCAGTTGATTTTAAATATCATGAAGAAAAATAATCAGGACATTGAACAAGAAAGGAACTAAAATCAAAATGAGCGAAAATATGTTACTCAAATGCTGCAACTGCGAATCCGAAATTGACGAAAATGGCGATTATGGTTGGAGCCACGTAAAAAACGCCTACCTATGCATTGATTGTAGACAAAGTGATGAGGAATCGGTTTCCACGGTCTTTATTCTCGATGACACATCAATCAAAAAATACTTTATTGGAAACCATGTTCGAATCAACGAACACGGGGATGAAATAGGACCTTTATATAGCATTGATAGAACTTGGGTTAATACCGGCGGATACCGGGGTCATCATGAAACCACAATAGATGGGTGGAGCAGTGTTTTGTCTGGCTGGACAACCGGTGCATGGGGCGACCCAACATCCGATAGAAAAACCACATTCAACGAATGGGCAGAAAACTTAATGTCGGGGAAAATCAAGCCCCCGGTACCGATAGCCATAGTTGTGGACCCAACAAGCAACCTTTTTAGCACCGGTATTTCGGTGCTCACCGAACACGCCGACATTGTTAATAATTGGCTGGGTGTGCTTCGTAAAGATTTAAGCTATTCACTATCATAACTAGGAGAACAAAATGAAAAATCAAAGAAACACGGTAAATGAAATAACGCGAGTACTCAGCGAAGAATATATGGGTTTTGGTTCAACGCCGGAGTCGGCTTTCGAATCATTGGTTGACGACATGATAAACAACCGAATAGATACGGGAATCTTTATCGGCTGCAAGAAAAGCGAAATTATTATGGCTTTCGGTAACCTATTCAATGAAATCAACATCGCCTCCGCCAACGAAGCCATCGACGACGATATGGACGGCATGATTTTTGATGGGACACCGCAGCGCGCCGAGGATGGGCCGGGGGTAATTTCTAATCAAGGAAAGGTTGGCATTTAATACGAAAACTGGAGCAAGTTTAAATTTTTTTTTTAAGTTGCTCAATGTTTGGATAAATTTATCCGAACAATAAAAACACATTTATATTTATGTACAGCGATAAAACCGAACCACAAAAAAAATCAAAAGCCACCCTGCACGGCTCCGGTATGTGGTTTAGCGCACGAAACGAAGAATGGGTTGTGTTTCGCTCTAAATCTGGTGCTGATTTATTCAAAATCGAACACTGCATCAATCAGTTGATGTTAGAAAAATATGCGTCAATAGATATCCAATCCAAAATTACGGATGGTGAAATTATCGACGCGCTATTTTCAAAAATATTCCCACCACGGGACAACGAGAAAGAAGAATGACCCAATGACAGATAACAATAATAATGGCGTAGAAACATTTATTATAAAAATAAAGAAGTCAAATGATGATGATATAAAAAACATCGATTCGACTTCACTTCTCACTTCATTGTTGCAGAAGGGGAGTTTCTTCAAAATAGAAGAAATCATTAAAACAACTAAAAAAGAAAAATAAATATAGAACTATCTGGGGCTATGGATTCGGTTTTGCCGGCCATAGCGATTCCACAAATGCGTGGGTCTCACTAGACGCTTTATCGTGGTAAAAAGGGTCAAGTGGCGTGCTGAGAATTTTACTGGCGATTTTAGGATGCAAATCATTAAGCATCACAAAATAAACTTGACCATACCGGAGCATTGAACCGGCTTTCTTTATCATTTCATAGTTGATGCTGGCACTGGCTAGGAATTCATTGTACGAAATGTACTGAGTTGTCATGGTTGGATTATAGTTAAATTTATGTCAAAAATTGATGTCGATTGTGATTTATATAAACAGTCTAAAAATATAATTGAAAAATATGAGGACCTAGCATTTGTCGAGTTGCTGACCGAAGGTGTTATGCCCTGCTGTTTGGGTAGCCATCCCCGGGAGCATAAAAGATACAAAAAGAAGTTCGAGAAAACTGCGTGCGATATGTACGAGGCAGACAAAAGGACGAAGAAAAGAAAATTGGATAAATTTAAGTGAAAAAGTTGGAAGTCAATTTTTTGTGGTATAGCTGGCCCCCGGCCCCAGCGCCCGACAAAAAGTTTTGCGGGGCTTACCCTTGGGGGGTTATTTGAGGATAAGTTGCCGAACATCATCAACTTATTTACGATTTCATTTCTATAGTTTCTAAAATTTTTTTGAGATGGGTCTTTCAGTTTTTTTCGTCGCTAGTGTGTTGCGTCATTCGTTGTAGCACATCACGCTGTCCAGCAAGGGGGGGCGCGCAAGTGCTACGGGTATATCTACACATCCGCAGTGTGTCGCTGTCGCAAACACATCACACTCGCAAATGTTTCGTCGCTCGCAACACATTCGCAACACATCTCACTGTCGTACCACATTCGTAGTGCGTCAAGTGTTGAGAGTAGTAAGTGAGTGAGCAAGTGTTTTGATTTCTGTCGCAAGTGATAGGTGCTAATCGTTTTCGTTTCTCAGTGTGTATCGCAAGTGTGTATCGCAGTGCGTCAAGCGTTTTGCTTTTTGTGTGTGCCACCATAGGGGGTAGATAAGTTTCGCAATGCGTATCGCATAGCGCAGTGTGTTGCGTGTCGTGTGCGTGTCGTGCGTGTCGTGTGTGTGCGTCGTCGTGGTCGTGCGTTGCGTGTGCGTTGCGTGTGTGCGTGTGCCGTTGCGTGTGTAGGCGTGTGCCGTTGCGTGAGTGTACGCGCGTGTGCGTGTGCCCGAGTGTGATAGCACTCACTCATCACACCTAGCGTGTGTGTCTCACCCCAGCAAGGGGGGGCGCGCAAGTGCTACGGGTATATCTACACATCA